GTTGTCTTTGACATAGATGTTTACAAGTCTCTGTTTACCTCCACGGCTCTCCAATCTCTTGTGAATTTCACACAATGGATCCGTGCTGACACAGACATTCGTCTCACAGTCACAGGCAGTCCCACCATGCAGGGCTTGGGTGTTCTTGTTGCTATTCCTGCTGGAAATGCGTATGGCCCCACCGGTCAAATTTTCTTTGCACATCCCACCTGGTACACTTCGTTCCCACACGTGGTTGTCATCGCAAGTGCATCTCGCACATACGATCTTCACCTCCCATACTGTGGGGCGTATCCCATGTGGATGCTCACAGACACGAACTATCCATCCAGCAACACAACCCAGCCCCGAAACTACCGGAACACTGGCGGTTGGCGCCTCGTTTTCATTACCATTGCTCCTCCTGCCAATACCTCCGGCGGCGACGCCGTCATCAACCTTTTCTTGCAGGCTAACTTCGCCAATGCCCTTGTCAAGGTCCCAACTTTCAATCCTATGCTCACCCCATTTGCCCTTGCGGGTGATGAAGTTGGTATCTATCACTCTATTCAAGCGTCGCAGAATGACCCCAACCCCGGTTCTGTCTCTTCTCCTCCGGAATTTAGCCGTCCACTTCCTGCCTCTCCAGATTTGTACATGGGCGAATCCATCCAGACTCCTCTTGCGATGCTCAAGCGTGTGTCTTGGTATCTTGTGCCTGGGTTTGGAATTTCTACCTCCCCTCCCTCCACCTCTATTCCTACCATGATTGAACACTACATCTGCCCCTGGAATCCGTGTCAGTCCCTCTCTGCAACTGCTGGACAGTACAACCCATGGATCTGGTGGAATGAAATGCACACTTTCTCTCGTGGGGCAGTCGAGATCACTTTGGACTGGTTTGGTGACAACATTCTAATTCGCCACACCTCTTCTCCTACAACCTTCTCAAGCGTCGGACCCTCTCCTGTCACCGCAGTCTACGCCCATCACCAACCAATCAGCAAGTTTTCTGTTGGTTCAGTTACCACTCCCAACGTTCCAATACAACAACTTGTTGGTGCTTCAGACACTTTCCAGGGGATCTCCCAGACCCTTGCCAATTATCTGAGTGGTGGTGCCATCTCTGCGAATCCCCGCTTGACTCACTCCCTCTCCACCCGCCTCCCATACTACACCCCTTTACCATGGGTGTTCCGTTCCCCCTCTTCTATGGCCACTTCCACGGACGTCCGAGGTTTCTATCCACAAGACTCAGTCGTCTACACAGTGATAACCGGACCGGCTAGCCAGCCAGTCCCCTTCACAACTGCGACCAATGTCTATGAGTGGACAACCCCTGAACGCCTCGTTGGCTATTCAGCGGCAGATGACTACCGACTCTGTCACTACCGTCCCATTGTTGGAGTAGCGTATAACTCTTCAGGCTTGAATGCTCTGCAAGTCGCTCGCCTGACTCTCTACTTCACCACAACCTAATCCCCC